GGTCCAGAATCACGAGATTGGTTTGGTTCCTCACAAGAACTGCTTCGTTCTCTAGCGAAAGCCTCCCCTGGTGTTGAAACTAAGGGGGCTATTAGCTTGTTAGAAGATCTCCTATTGTATTTGGGGGTCTTGCAGGGATGTGAAAACGCCACTGCCATGATATGCGCAACAGCAGCTTACGCCAAAACACATTTTCGGGCTTCCATAGCCGAGACTGTGATGGGATATGTTGAAGCGCTAGCCGTGACACCTCAGGGGGACAAGGAAGATATAGAATCGTTCCAAGCCACAATGAGTTGGTTGAAAGACAACTGGCAGGGCGTCCTTAAAAGTACGTTCTTTCCGCAGTTGTCCAAGTTGCTGGGAATCCTAGTACTTGGTAACATGTGTGAGGCCACAACTCTAACGTTCACTTTGCGAGACATGACGATAATTGAGCCCGATCTTATGGAGACTCACAAAAATGCATTCTCTCTTTTGGACGCTGTGATGGATACGGTCATTTACTTTGTCGAGAAAACCTATATCTGCTACAAGACTGGCTCTCTGACGCCCATGCTCTTCGATACTGATTTTTGTAACGAATTGGACGCAGATTATGCCAAGTTGCAGAGATGGTGGACCTATGCCGAGAATGGGAATCTTGAAAAGATGGAAGGTGCTACTTCGACTGACTTCTCCAATTTGTTGGAGAAGGTTGGATCGAAAATGCGTCGCCTCTCGAAGGAACTCTCAGGAATCGAAAAGGGCATCATCGAGCGGAAGTTGTTGGAAATCGCTAAAATAGAATGTGACTTCTTTACGCTCAAGGTTGGATCGAAACTCCGTCGAGCCCCCTTTGTCATCGAGATATTTGGACCTAGTAGTCAAGGAAAGTCCACTATCACCAATCAAATTATTGCCGCGTTGTGTACCGCAGCTGGGATAGAGAATGATCCCACACGAAGAGGAGTTGTGAACCCTGCCTCTAAGTTTATGGACACGTGGCTGTCAAACATGAATGTAATGATTGTAGATGACTTCGCCCAGGATAAATCCGAGAAAACTGAAGGCAATCCTTGTCGTCTTCTCATCGATATCTGTAACAATGCCACGTTCATCGCCCCAAAGGCCGATCTAAAGAACAAAGGCAGAGTGTTCGTCGAACCAGAGATCGTTGTGATAACTACGAACAAGTTAGATCTAAATGCCGGTCAATTTCTCAATTGTCCTTATGCCCTTCAGCGTCGTCCAAATGCCATAACGGACGTCGTTGCTAAAATGGAGTTTCAGGCCGTGAGTGATGGTATTCCTCTCGGTCTAAGTAATGCCAAAGTTCAAAAGCACTATGAAGATGCTGGCATTGAAGCTCCTCCTATTGAGGATTTGTGGTACATTAATCGAGCAAGAGCAATGACCCCTCCTAGACTCACTGATACGGCCCAATACGTGTACGATGGTGCTGATAAGAAGAGGAAGGAAGTGGAGAGAAGCACGAGCTTGATGTGCAATCCAAAACTCAAGAGGAACAAGCCCCCACCCGATAAGGGAACAGTGTATACTCTTCCTGAGCTTATCGCCATGCTCATCCCTGAGTTTCTCGAATATCGCGAGGCTCAGCGTAAGCTGGTTGAGAAAGAGGAAAAGACAAAGTTTGAGCGGTGTGATGTAGATGGCTGTCCCCAAGTAAAGGGATGTTGCCCTACCCACGATGTTAAACCGCACTCTGGCTTATTCTCCGGAGCTCTTACTAAGGCTAAAACTCTGCTCACGGAAAAGATCACTAACGAGACAACATCGGTGTTGACCGGTCTCGATGTGGGAGCAGGCGCCCTTACTCTTGCCTCTGCGCGCTACTTTTGTTGGCACGCGCATTGGTTGAAGATCATTCCTACCCCTTGGCTC